CATCATCAATAATATACCTGACACTTTTGACGTAATGACGTCAGACGTAAGTTGCAAGTGCCACGTCGTCGTGGGCGTGTCTTTTGTGACCTTTGGACGGGCGTTTCGCTGGCCGGGTTCCCAGTTTCGGGGCCGTTCCCGAGAACGTTGAGTCATGACAGCTGACCGGGCAAAGTCGGATTATTTGGGCGGTCACGCTGTACTTTTGACCCTATTTATGACAGGTGTGTTAATTTTTATGGTATTTGTGGAGTTTTTGTTCCGCATTATAGATAGGATTTTCTGCTGAACTGTCATGATGTTCCGCACGCACACAGTTAATGATTGATTTTGACCCAGCCCTTTTCTCTTTATATACCTGTGCAGGTTTTAGTCCTGTCACAGCTCTTTTTCAGACTCATGAGCTCGGCTTATGAAGCGTTAGCTGTCCTCTTGGGTTCTGAGGAAGAAATGCGCAACTGGGAGCTGTCTGTAAGTCCATCTTTTTTAGAGCTTTGTGATCAGTATGTCTCTCTCTGCGAGTCTCCATCTTTCTCTGGACCCTCTTGTCTCAATGACATGGCGCCAGATGATATTTTGGGGGACTGTGATCTGTTTGCCGAGGCTGCCGATGCGTTATTTCCTGACTGTTTGTTGGAGGAGGTCGAGGCCGCTTCAGGTCTGGCTTTTGAAACAAATGAAGAGGTTGAAGGCTTTGTGTTTCCAGACTGCCCGGAACGACCAGGACAAGAATGCAGATCATGTAAGCAGCACCGTGAGATGAGTGGGGATCCTTCCATTCTCTGTTCTTTATGCTATATGCGCTTAACCGCCTGCTTTGTTTACAGTAAGTATGGTTTTTGCAATTTTTACGTTGGTGTTTAGGCTTTTTATCATGGATTTATGTTTTTCAGGTCCTGTAAGCGACGTGGAAGACGAAGAGCCAACAGAAGGGGTGGCTGAAAATCCACTGAAACGTCAAGCCGACAGTCCGTTGTGCTCATCTTCTCCAAAGCGCTTTTGTTGATATGGACTTTTTAAAGCCATTTTGCCAATACAAGGTGCTTAAATCTGTGGTGGTGGGTGCTTCTAATCAATCTTCGGTGGTGTCTAGGTTCTTTGGGCCTAAGATTACTAAGTTAATTTATTCAACTAAAGTTTCTAATCGTGATCAATTTTTAGACTCGCTTCCACGCGGTTACTTGGACGGCTTGGCTAGTGGTGATTTTTCTAAAATTGATTTATTGGTGGAGCAGCTTGATTTTACCTCTGCTGGGCGTTTAACTGCTAGTCTGAGCCTTTTGGTGTTAGTGGTTGAAGAGTGGTCTGCTCGCTCTTGCGTTTCTTTTGATATTTTAACTGAATTACTTCTTGTGCCGGCATGGCGCAAAATAATAGCGACGGCGTGGAAGGGGCGAGCCCCGCCAAGCGCCGACGTTTAGATCAAGTTACTTATTCTGAAATTTGTGCTGATTTTCGATCTGGCAGTTTCTCAGATTTTTTTATGGAAAAATATAACTTTGCCCAAGTGGCTTCGTATAAGATGCAGCCAGATGATGATTGGACTGACATGATTGCTCAGCATGCAAAAATTGAGTTAGATCCAACTAAAGAGTATGTGATCCTATCTACTGTTTTTATTCAATCCAATTGCTATATTATAGGACATGGTGCTAAAATTGTGATTGTTGGCGAGCCTGGGATTGCATTTAAAGTATTGACAAAATCATTTGGGCCAGTGATCACAAATATGTGGGCGGTATCTTTTACTGATTGTGTCTTTCAGCGCAGGGATTCTTATAATGGCAAAGTGTTTACTTGTGCTAGTCAAGTTTTGTTCCACAATTGTTTTTTTGTGGGTTTTACTGGCACATGCATTACTTCTACAGCCGCGTTAACAGTTCGCGGTTGCCAATTTTTGGCTTGTTATCGACCAATTATGTTTTTAGCTGCTTTTGATTTAACTGTGAAACACTGCGTGTTTGATAAATGCGTAATTGCCATTTCTACGGAGGGAGATTTTGAAATTTCCAGCAACCTGTGCACTGACTCTTGCTGTTTTTTGAGCGCCGCTGGAACCGGAATTTTTTCTTACAACAGCATTGTGAACCCATTTACTCTGCAAGATTCAGCTGAGTTTAGTATGGTGACGTGTGCAGACGCCAAAGTTCAGTTGTTGCATACAATTCATATTCATTCAAACCCTAAGTTAGTTTATCCACAATTTATGCATAATGTGTTGCTTCGAGCTAAACTATTTGTTGGACGCCGTCGTGGCGGCTTTCATCCACATTTCTGCAGCCTGAAGTATTCTCTGCTGACCCTGGCTAAAGGATCCGAGCGGAAAGTGAATTTATCAACATGCTATCCAGACGGACTTAAAGTTTATAAAGTTCTCAACCGCAATCCAAACAGATTGTTCACTCGACTTTGTGAGTGCGATGCCTCACATCAAACCGCGGACATTGTTTTGGGAGAAGTGGGACTGCCGGCAACCGCAGACCCGACTTTAGATTCCGTGGATTGTTTGGAGTTTTCCTCCGACGAAGAGTGGTAAGTACCGCCTTTGTGGGAGGAGCTAAATGCAGTATATTAAGAACAGGAGATTGAGTCATGTGTTATTTTTCAGAATGTCGTCTAACGACAACAGCGGGATTGTAAACACGTGCTTTCTAACAACTCGTCTGCCTGCCTGGGCTGGAGTGAGACAAGATGAGGTTGGATCTGACGTCAACGGCCTGCCCATTATCCCGTCCAACTCTATGCAGATTCGCTCGAGAGCCGCGACCACAGATGCCGCTACTGAACCTTCCACCCGCCAAGGACTGGATCTGCTGCGGTCGGTGACTGAATTGAATGAGTCAATTGACGAACTGCAGCAAAAAATGACTGAACTTGAAAAGCGTCTCAAAATTATGGAAGAAAAAATTGAAGAAATCAAGCTTGCTCTGGCTAACCCCCTAATCAAAAATCCACACGATGGCAATTTTATTGTTTAATAAAGTTTATTTCTTTTGGAATGATAATATCGTGTCCAGCGTTCTCTGTCAGATATAGTTTTATGAATTTTTTCCAATACATGATACAAATGGGTTTGCACATTCATGTAGATGGGCATAAGTCCTTCTGTGGGGTTTAAATAAAGCCACTGTAAACTTTCATGTTCTGGACAAGTGTTATAAATTACCCAGTCATAGTTAGAGTGTGTGCTATGATAAGAAAAAATATCTTTTAACAGCAGCGTCATGGCCGTAGGAAGTCCCTTAGTATAGATGTTAATGAATCTAGTTAGTTGGCTGGGGTGCATTTTTGGGCTAATAATGTGCAGCTTAGATTGTATCTTTAAATTGCTGATATTTCCACCCTGATCTTTTCTAGGGTTCATGTTATGCAAAACCACTAGAACCGCATAGCCGGTACACTGAGGATATTTATCGTGAAGTTTTGACGGAAAAGCATGGAAAAATTTGGCAATGCCTTTGTGTTTGCCTAATTCTTCCATACACTCGTCCATGATAATAGCAATGGGCCCCTTTGAAGCCGCCTTGGCAAAAACATTCAGCGGGTTAGTGACATCGTAGTTGTGGTCGGCCAACAGTTCGTCGTAAGACAATTTAATAAAATTTGGTTTTAAAGTGCCCGTCAGTGGCACAATAGTGCCCTCCGGCCCTGGGGTGTAGTTTCCCTCACAAATCTGGGTTTCCCAGGCGGTCATTTCTTGTGGGGGAATCATGTCAGTTTGTGGGGCGATGAAAAAGACAGTTTCTGGCGCGGGCGAAAGCAAGTGACTAGAAATTAAATTACGTAGTAGTTGAGACTTGCCACACCCAGTGGGGCCGTAGATGACTCCTATCACTGGTTGGGTGTTGTAATTTAATGATTTACAACTCCCGTCGTCTTTAAGAAAAGGGGCGGTTGAGTTTAGTTTTTCAATTAAATTTTTATTATCTTCTGCTAAGCTAACTAGTAAGGAGTCCCCCCCTAAAGCCCACAGTTCATCAAATGAAGCAAAAGATTTTAAAGGTTTGAGTCCTTCAGAGTACGGCATGTTTTTGATGGCTTCGGCCAAAACAGAGCATTTGTCCCACAAATGTTTTACATGGTCTCTGACATTTCTATCCAGCAAACTTCGTTGTTTCTTGGGTTGGGGCAGCTGTTGCTGTAAGGTATCAGTCTGTGTTGGTCCAACGCCGTCATGGTCTTGTCCTTCCACGGCCTTAGAGTTCGCGTCAGCGTCGTCTCGGTCACGGTAAATGGTTGTACGTGACTTTGCCCGCTGGCGAGCGTTCTCTTGATGCTCATCCTGGACGTCTGAAATTTGTCGCTTCCGAGCTGAGAGTCGGCAAAGTAACATTTGGACATGATTTCAAAGGACAAGCCGTCAGTGGCATGCCCCTTGGCTCTGAGCTTGCCTTTTCCTACGTGCTTGCACACGGGGCAAGTTGTATCTTTTAGCGCGTACAATTTGGGCGCGAGAAAGATTGACTGACTACTAAAGGCATCCGCGCCGCATTTTTCGCATTGGGTTTCGCATTCGACTAACCATGTTAAATCTGGGTTTGCTGGATCAAAAACTAGTTTTCCTCCATTTTTTTTAATTCTATGTTTACCTTTGGTTTCCATGAGACGGCGCCCTTCTTCGGTGAGAAAGAGGCTGTCGGTGTCTCCGTAGACCGACTTTAGACAACGGCGCTCCATAGGCGTTCCAAGATCTTCAGAATACAAGAACGATGCCCATTCCGAGACAAAAGCGCGAGTCCAAGCTAATACAAACGAAGCAATGTGAGATGGGTATCTGTCGTTGGGTATAAGAGGGGAATTTTTTTCAATGGTCTGTAAACAAATTTCATCTTCTTCGGCTTCTAGAAAAGTGATTGGCTTGTATGTGTAGGTCACGTGATCTGTGGGCCCTATAAAAGTGGGCGTTTCTTGCGTGTTTGCTTCAGTTGCGCCTTCCTGTTGTGGGTGGAGCAGCGTGTCTGGTGAGTACGCTACGACTAACTCTGACATGATTTCAGCACTCAAGCAATCCGTTTCGATAAAAGAAGAAGATTTGACAGAAAATTCTCCGTTGGCAATGCCCTTGGCGGTGGAAGAATCAAGTTGATCGGCGAAAACGGTTTTTTTGTTGTCTAGTTTGGTGGCAAACGAGCCGTACAGAGCGTTGGACAAGAGTTTAGCGATGCTGCGGATGGTTTGATTTTTTTCCTTGTCTGCCTTTTCCTTGGCCGCAATGTTTAGTTTGACATACTCTTGAGCGATGCATTTCCATTCGGGAAAAACGGTGGTGCGCTCATCTGTTACAATGCGTACTTTCCAGCCTCTGTTGTGCAGTGTAATTATGTCGACAGAGGTAGCTACTTCTCCTCGCAGTGATTCGTTAGTCCAACACAGCCGCCCTCCCTTTCGGCTGCAGAAAGGAGGCAAAACATCTAAATATGTCTCCGATGGTGGGTCGGCGTCAATAGTAAAAATTCCAGGAAGTAAGTGTGGTGTGAAATAATCAATAGTTTGAGAGTTTTTTAAGCGCATTTCCCAATTTTTGACGGCTAAAGCTCGATCAAATGGGTTGAGCGGTCTTCCGCTGGGAAAGGGGTGAGTGAGGGCGCTGGCGTACATGCCGCAGATGTCGTAGACGTAAATAGGTTCCGACAGGAGTCCGATGTAAGATGGGTAGCAGCGCCCGCCACGAATGCTACTTCTGACGTAGTCGTACATTTCGTTGGATGGAGCCAAGAGACATTGGCCCAGGTGAGTTTTTTGTGGTTTTTCGGCTCGATACACAATCTGTCTAAAAATGGCATGGGAATTGGAGCTGATAGTTGGCCGTTGGAAAACGTTAAAAGAAGACTCAGGTAAGTTTACAGATTCTTGGACAAAGGCGGCGTACGAAGTTTGAAGTTTTTGCACCAACTTGGCGGTCACCACGACATCCATCACACAGTATTCTAATGTCTGAGTGATTATGTCGTAAGCGTGCTCTTTTTTTTTCAGCCATTCCTCGCGGTTGAAGAGGTACTCTTCTCGCGAACTCCAGTAGTGTTCATCCGGAAAGCCAACCTCGTCTACTTGGTAAGAGCCGAACATATAAAATTCGTTGACGGCTTTATACGGACACGAGCCCTTTTCCACATCTAACGCGTAAGCGGCGGCGGCTTTTCTGAGGCTAGTGTGAGTGAGAGCGAAGGTGTCTCTGACCATGAATTTGACATACTGCCATTTAAAGTCCGAGGCTTCACAGCCTCCTTGTTCCCATAAAGTAAAGTCCTGCCTTTTTTTACTGGCGGGGTTGGGCAAACCAAAGGTAATGTCGTTAAACAAAATCTTTCCGTTTCTGGGCATGAAGTTTCTAGTGATGTGAAAGCTGGCCGGCACGTCAGATTTGTTAGAAATAATCTGGGCGGCTAAAACGATTTCGTCGAAGCCGTTAATGTTGTGACCGACGACGTAAACTTCCCAAAAGCTTGGCGTGCCCACAATTTTCATATTTTTAAGCTCGTCGGCGGTGAGTTGGTCGGGGTCCAACTGTTTCAATTGGCAATATTCTGTAATTTTTGGGTTTTGGTCCAAAAATAACTGCCAGAGTTTTTTAGCAAAGTGAGTCTGTAAAGTGTTTCTGAGGGATTTAAAAAGTTGTCCGACTGTTTTTTTAGTGGGGTTTAAGTAGTAGAAAGTGTTGTCGTGTTTGGGCCATGGGATGTACGACGTCTGACGAATGAGCGTTATGGCGTCGGCCAATAGTTCGTCATCTCCAGACAGGTGCAAGACTAACATAAAGGGCACGAGCTGCTTTCCAAATTTTCCATGCCAAGTGTATGTTTCAACGTCGTACGTGATGTAGAGGCGCTTGGTTTCGGGAGGTGCGCCTAGTGGAAAAAACGAGATGGGCTCCCACCACGACGACGACTGAGCGTTAATGTGGTGAAAATAAAAGTCTCGTCGCCTGGCCGAGCAAGTGTGTGTGCCTTTAAAATAGCGACCGCAGTGCTCACATTTCATGGTGGTGCAGATTTCTTTTATTAAAAACAGCTGATGGTTTTTTATTAGAAAACGAATGGGGAAAGAAAAGCGCGGGTTTTCTATCGCCACGTGGGTTGTTTTGATTTTTCCTCGAAAATATTTCACAATGCTGGCCTGGGAGGGTCTGATAGCTTCTAATTTGGCGACTACGTTGTGCGCAGTAAAATTGCCCGCCTCTTCAGGACGTTCGCTCAGATGGACGTCAAACAGCGCTTGTAAGGACTTGTCAGTGTCGACGTGGTACTTAATTTCTACAAAACACCCCTCTTCGTCGGTGGCGTTAATGACGCAAGTCGCTCTTTTGGCCACCACCGTGCCTTTGTAGCGCGTTAAAGCGGGGGCAGAACTACGGCTTGGTTGTGGGCCGGAAGAGGCTGGCGTTGCTGCCTCGCTTGAGACGCGAAGGCGACGACTCTCCGGTTGATGTTTTGAATTTCCCGATTCTGGCTGAAGGCTACGGGGCCGGTCACTCTGAACCTGAAAGATATTTCCATAGATTCAATGTCGGCATCGTTAATAGCCACCTGCCGCAAAATTTCTTGAACATCTCCAGAATTATCATGATACGCGATGTCTGTCATAAACTGCTCTACTTCTTCCTCCTCTAAGTCCCCGTGCCCCGCTCTCTCAATAGTAGCGGCTAAGTCAATACTAATTCTATTCATGAGCTGCTGGAAGGCGTTGCCCCCCTCTTCGTTCCACACTCGACTGTACACTACACCGCCGTCGCCATTTCTAGCTCTCATGACCACTTGTCCGTAGTTTACATCTACGTATCTGCTAAAGAGCGCAGTGGTTCGAAGTGTGTGATTAAGATAATTGAGAGTGGTGGCAATGTGTTCGGTGACGAAGAAGTAAAGAACCCATCGACGAATGGTTGATTCGTTGATTTCTCCCAGAGCTTCTAGTCGATTGATGATGCGATAAAAATGGACGGCAAAGTTAAAAAATTCTTCGGCGCGCGCCGTAGCGGTTAATTCTTCTTGGAGCAATCGAACGGCTTCGGCAACGGCGGCCCGTACTTCCTCTTCGAACGTTCTGGGCGGCTCTTCTACTTCCATTTCCTCGGGCGTTTCTGGAGACGGCTCTGGAACTGGCCGTCGGCGTTGTCGTCGGCGAATCGGCAATCGATCCACAAACTGTTCGATCATTTCCCCCCTTCTGCGACGCATTTCCTCTGTGACGGCCCTTCCGCCTTCGCGCGGTCTGAGCTCAAACGCCCCTCCTCGCAAACCTTCCGAGGTTAGCGCGTTGGGGTCGCCTAAACTCAAAGCCTCAATGACACATTTGGTTAATTGCAGGTTGGTCCATCCTCGCCGCCTGAGCGCGTCGACGTCCACAGGATCTCCAAATCGTTGAAGAAAGGCGTCCAGCCAAAAACAATCGCAAGGTAAGCTCAGTGGTTGTTGTCCGCCGCTTGTTAAGTAGTTAAAATACGCATGTTTCAGACGCCTAATGGTAGACAAAATAACCAAGTCTTTTCGGCCGGCTTGTTGAAGACGCACTCTGTCCGCTAGTCCCCACACTTGATCTTGACACTCCCCCAAGTCTCGGTATTGCTCTTGAATCATTCTTTCGATTGGGACGGCTTGGTTTTCTACAGTTGTGCGACCGTATCCGCGCATTGGGCGAATTAGGGCAAAATCGGCTACGATGCGATCAGACAGAATGGCTTGCTGCACTTGCGCCAGAGTTTCAGAAAAGTTGTCCAGGTCGACAAAGCGGTGGTAGGCGCCGGTATTGATGGTATAGGTGCAGTTGGCCATCATGGACCAGTTAACAAATTGAGAACCCGGGCTGACAAACTCGTGGTACTTCAGACGGCTGTAGGCCCGCTGGTCAAAAATGTAGTCGTTGCACACGCGCAAGACATATTGATAGCCGATGAGAAAGTGAGGCGGCGGATAGCTGTACAGAGGCCATCGAAGAGTGGCGGGTTGTCTCGGCGACAGATTTTGTAACATGAGCCGCGAGTAGTTGTAGATGTATCTGGACATCCAACTAATGCCGGCGGCGGAGATGGAGGCGCGCGACCAGTCGGCAGCCCGGTTCCAAATGTTGCGCAGCGGGCGAAACACTTCTAGAGTGTACGGGGTTTGGCCGGTGAGTCGGGCGCAATCGAGAGCATTCTGAAAGAAAAATATAACCTTTCAGATGCATCCGGTGCTGCGTCAGCTGAAACCTTCGTTAGTCGGGGCGGCGCCCGAGCTCGCTCCCACTGCCGCCCTCATCGAAGAAGAGGGGGAGGGCATTGCGCGCGTCGGAGCCCGTCCCGAAACTCACCCTCGAGTGCAGCTGAAAAAAGACGCGAGCGAGGCGTACGTGCCTCCACAGAATACGTTTCGCGATAGAAGCGGGGAAGAAGCGGAAGAAATGCGTGATTTGCGTTACCGCGCGGGAAGCCATATGCACCTAAATCGCAAGAGGCGCTTGGAAGATAGCGATTTTGAGTTAGACCCACAGACCGGCATTAGTCCAGCGAAGGCGCACATGAAGGCGGCAGACTTACTGACGGCTTACGAACAGACGGCCAAGGCCGAATCTAGTTTTCAAACGACTTTTAATAACACCGTGCGCACGTTAATCTCTCGGGACGAAGTGACGGTGGGGCTGATGCATCTGTGGGATTTTGTGGAAGCTTACGTGGCCAATCCAGGCAGTAAGGCGTTGACGGCGCAGTTGTTTTTGATTGTGCAGCATTCTCGCGACGAGGGGATGTTTAAAGAGTCTCTGTTGAGCATTTCAGAGCCGGAGGGGCGTTGGTTGTTGGACTTGATTAACATTTTGCAGACTATTATCGTGCAAGAGCGGGGACTGAGTGTGGCGGAGAAAGTGGCGGCGATTAACTACTCGGTGATCACGCTGGGAAAGCACTATGCTAGAAAAATTTTTAAGAGTCCTTTTGTGCCCATCGATAAAGAGGTTAAAATCGACACGTTTTACATGCGGATCGTCATCAAACTGTTGACGTTATGCGATGACCTAGGCGTCTACCGCAACGAGCGCATTCAGCGCGCCGTGTCGGCGTCACGCCGTCGCGAGTTGAGCGATACCGAGTTAATGTTTAATTTGCGTCGCGCGCTCACTTCTTCCGATCAAGACGCCGGCGAGTTCGATGCCGGTTCTGATTTGCAGTGGGTTCCCCAAAGACGCGGGTTAATGGAACCGATCGTCGAAGATGACGAGTCGGAAAGCGACGGCGAAGAGCTCTAAGCGCCGTGTCTGGTCGTTTTCCAGATGAGCGCGGCTAACAACCCGGTGGTGCGGGCCAATCTTCAAAGCCAATCTTCAGTTGACGACAACTGGGCCGCCGCGCTCAGGCGCATTTTAGCCCTGACGGCCAGAAACCCTTCGGCGTTTGCTAATCAGCCCCGCGCCAATCGCTTTGACGCCATTTTAGAGGCGGTCGTGCCGTCTCGCAAAGATCCGACGCACGAAAAAGTTTTGGCCATTGTGAACGCATTGGCCGAAACTGGAGCCATTCATCGTGGCGAGGGCGGTCAGATTTACAACGCGCTGCTAGAACGTGTTTCCAAATACAACAGCTTGAACGTGCAGACTAATCTAGATAGACTAGTGGGCGACGTGCGCGAGGCAGTGGCGCAAAAAGAGCGCGGGACGAGCGCCGACGGCTTGGGATCGCTGGTAGCTTTTAATGCCTTTGTGGCCACTCAGCCGGCCACTTTGGAACGCGGCCAAGACGATTATTTGGCTTTTATTAGCGCCATGCGAATGATGGTCAGCGAAGTGCCGCAGTCTTTTGTGTACCGCACTGGCCCCTTTTTTTACTTTCAAACTTCTCGCAACGGGTCGCAAACTGTGAACCTCAGCCGGGCCTTTGACACCCTGCGTCCTCTGTGGGGGGTCAAGGCTAGCGCCAACGAGGGAAGCGCTTCTTCGCTGCTCACGCCTAACGCTCGCCTGCTCCTCCTGTTAGTGGCTCCGTTCACTGACAGCGCGACTATTTCGCGCGACACGTACTTGGGTCACCTGCTCACGCTGTATCGCGAGGCTATCGGCCGCACACACATTGATGAACAGACGTATGGCGAGATTACTTCAGTCAGTCAAGCGTTGGGCTACGATACGGCCGACATGCAGGCTACGCTGAACTATTTGCTCACCAACCGCACTAAAAAGCTGCCTCAACAATATCGGTTGAGCGAGGCAGAAGAGCGAATTTTGCGCTATTTGCAACAGTCTGTCAGTCTGTATCTAATGCGCGAGGGCGCGACTGCCTCGACGGCGCTTGACATGACTTCGGCTAATATGGAGCCGTCTTTTTACTCGGCCAACCGTCCGTTTATTAACCGCCTGATGGACTACTTCCATCGCGCCGCCGCTCTGGCGCCGGACTACTTTACTAACGCCATCCTAAATCCCCATTGGTTGCCGCCTGAAGGGTTTTTTACTGGCAACTTTGACTTTCCAGATGCCGCCGAGGGGCTGCTTTGGGATGACTCGGATAGCGCGTTTTTGGAAAAGCCAAAGTCGTTGGGGGATTCGCGAGGGCCCTCTTCACTCCAACCGCGTCCTCGCACTTTTTCTTGGGGCAGTGAGGACGGTGCTGCTGCGCCTGCGCCTGTGCCGCGAGGTTCCCCCCGAGGTTCGCGTGGAAGTTTAGAGATAGACACCTCTTTGTTGAGCGACGATAAAGTTAAGAACGTGTCGCTACCTAACAATGCGGTGCAGGGACTGATAGATCAGATGTCTCGCTGGAAAACTTATCGCGAGGAACAACTAGGAGCTCGCCCCAAGCGCCGCCGCCAAGAAGTAGCACCGCCCGAACCGGAAGAGGACGAAGACGATAAAGATAATATTTTTAGCTATTTGCGCCCCAAAGGTCTAAAGCGTCTGTAATCCGACCAATAAATACTTACCAAGGCCATGATGCCAAGTCGCGTCTGTCTCTTTTCTGGCTAGATGCTGAGAGGAGCGGCAGTTCCGGACAGCCCACCTCCTTCTTATGAAAGTCTTATTCCGACGTTTCAAGAGCCTTACGTTCCTCCGAGATACTTGTCGGCCTCTGAGGGGAGAAATAGTATTCGTTATTCTCAGCTTCCTCCTTTATACGATCTGACCAAGATTTACTTGATCGACAACAAGTCGGCCGACATCGCTTCTCTAAACTACCAAAACGATCACAGCAACTTTCTGACCAGCGTAGTCCAAAATAGCGACTTTACGCCTCAAGAGGCCAGCACTCAGACCATTAACTTTGACGATCGATCCAGATGGGGTGGGGATTTTAAGACGATCTTGCACATGAACATTCCCAACGTGACCGAGTTTATGTTTAGTAATTCTTTTGGGGCTCGTCTCATGACATCAAAAGTCAATGGTGTGCCTACTTACGAATGGGTGACTTTGACCATTCCCGAGGGAAACTATTCGGACATCATGGTCATGGATCTCATGAACAATGCCGTGCTGGAACACTATTTGCGAGTAGGCAGAAACAACGGGGTGCCGGAAGAGGACATCGGGGTCAAATTTGATACGCGCAACTTTCGCTTAGGTTGGGACCCAGAAACTAAGCTAGTGATGCCCGGCTCGTACACGTACGAGGCGTTCCATCCCGACATTGTCTTGCTGCCCGGCTGCGGCGTTGATTTTACCTACAGCCGCCTGAATAATTTGCTGGGAATACGCAAGAGACAGCCGTTCCAAGAAGGCTTTCGCATTACTTATGATGATTTAAAGGGCGGCAACATTCCCGCGCTGCTAGACTTGGAAAAATACCAAGACCCCAATAACTCTCGCATTGAGCCGGTCCAAGCCGACCCTCAGGGGCGCAGCTACCACGTCGGGCAAGACCCTACGGCCGATCCCCTGGCTACCGCGTATCGAAGTTGGTACGTGGCTTATAACTATGGCGACCAGGACAAAGGCGTGCGGGCGACGACGCTGTTGACTGCCACTGACGTGACTTGCGGCGTAGAGCAGGTGTATTGGAGCCTGCCAGATATGGCGGTCGAGCCGGTGACGTTTAGGGCGAGTCAAAACCCGGCAAACTTTCCCGTGGTCGGCACCGAGCTCTTGCCGCTCCATTCGCGAAGTTTTTACAACGGACAGGCGGTCTACTCTCAGTTTATTCGCGACACCACTAACCAAACGCACGTGTTTAACCGATTCCCCGACAACCAGATTTTGGTGCGGCCGCCTCAGCCCACTATAACCACCATCAGTGAAAACGTGCCTACTCTGACAGATCACGGAACCGTGCCGATCAGGAACAGCATATCTGGCGTCCAACGCGTGACCGTCACAGACGCCCGTCGACGAGTCTGTCCTTACGTTTACAAAAGCCTGGGCATTGTGCAGCCTCGAGTCCTGTCTAGCCGCACGTTTTAACAAACATGGCCATCTTAGTTTCTCCGAGCAATAATTCCGGGTGGGGCTTGGGAGTTAAAAGCATGTACGGCGGAGCCCGCAAGAGATCGGCGGCTCACCCGGTGTTAGTGAAAAAACATTACAGAGCGCCGTGGGGCACTAATAGGAGGTCGGCGGCCGCCGCAGCTGCCGACGCGACTGAAGCGGTGGCCGAAGCGGTGGCCGAAACGGTGGCGGCCCGCGTCAGACGCCGAAGACGTCCACGTAGGCGCAGAGCGCGGGTCATTCCGGGCGCCGCCCTTTCTATGCTTCGCCGGGCGGCGGCTCGAGCTCGAAAAAGGCCGCGGCGGCGAGTTAGAAACGTGTACCTGGTGCGCGACGCGAGCGGAAACCGCGTCCCCGTTGTTCGCAACCGTAAATAAAGACCAGCTGCGTTTTAATATACAACAGCCTGCCAGTGCTGGATTTTGTTCTTCGACGCGCACACCATGAATTCGTCTCGACAGATTAAAGAAGAAATGCTACGCGTAGTTGCCCCGGAAGTATATGTGGACCCCCCCAAAAGACGCATTAAGCGCGAAATTAAAGTCAAAATAGAAGACTCTAAGCCAGTCATTAAAAAGTCCCGAAAACGGGCGCGAAACGTTCCCGAGGACTTAGACGACGATTTAGAGATTTTGGGCGCCACGGCCAAGAGACGTCCTTACCAATGGAAGGGCCGGCGCGTTAGGCGCGTTCTCCGTCCGGGCACCACCGTAGTTTTTTCTCCCGGTCAACGCTCAGCCGCGCGCGCGCTGAAGCGTTCGGCGGACGAAATGATGGCCGACGCCGATATTCTGACTCAAGCCGCGCTCGGCGAGTATGAGTTTGCGTACGGCAAGCGCCGCCCAGCTTACGTGGCCCTAGACCAATCGAATCCGACCCCGTCTTTAGAGCCCGTGACTAAGCAGGAACCGCTGCCAGATCTGAAGCCCTTTGTCCCCCTGCCGCGCAAACGCGGCATGGAAGACCTGGCGCCGACGGTCCAAGTGTTGGCGCCCAAAAAGCGACGCCGCGAAGAAATGATTCTCACCGGCTTACCCGGCCCGGCGCCCGCTGTTCAGACGGTCGATGACATGCTAGTAGAGGACGTTAAGCCTGACGTGGGCCCCATCGAAATTAAGCCGCGCGGCTTAAAACGCGTCATGCCCGGAGTCGGGGTACAAACCGTCGACGTGGCCGTGTCGACGGACGAACCCACCCCCACCCCGCCCATCGTCGTCAAAGACGAGCCCATGCAAGTCGATGCCGCCGTCTCAGTGTCTCGGCCCCGAATGCCCAGACGTCGCTCCAGATGGGGTCCGGCCAGCTCGCTCATGCCCGACTACGTGCTGCATCCTTCTATCGTGCCTACCGCCGGATATCGCGGCAAAACCTATGCGCCCGGCAAGCGCTCGACCACCCGGCGCCGTCGCACTCGCCGCCGTCGACGGACGACTAGGCGGGCTTCTCGTGTGACCGACGGGCTGTTGCTTCCCTCCGTGCGCTACCACCCCACTATCACTATGCCTACTCGGCGCGAAATGATCTACCTGCGGCGCTAATCTATTTTATGCCTTCGACGTCAGGACATGAGGCGCAAGGTGACTTATCGTTTGCGCATCCCCGTTTCCACCGCTACTCGACGCCGAAGACGCGGCAGACTCAGCGGCGGCAGAGTTTCGAGGCGCCGACTAAAGGGCGGCTTTCTTCCCGCTTTGATTCCAATTATAGCCGCGGCCGTAGGGGCCATTCCAGGCATTGCTTCGGTGGCCGTACAGGCGGCCAGAAAAAATTAAAAAGCTCATGCACTGACGACGTCGCCTGTTCTCCTTTTGTTGCCTAGCCACAATGGACGAGATCAATTTCTTGGCCCTGGCTCCGCGTCGCGGCACCCAGCCTATGTTAAGTGCATGGTCCGATATCGGCACCAGTCAGATGAACGGCGGCGCCTTCAGCTGGGGCAACCTGTGGAGCGGTCTTAAGACCTTTGGCAGTAGCGTTAAAAACTGGGGCTCCAAGGCTTGGAATAGCAGCACCGGTCAGGCTCTTAGGGACAAACTCAAAGACACTAAGGTGCAGGAAAAAATAGTGGACGCCATTAGCACGGGCGTCCACGGCGCCATTGATCTCACGCAACAACAATTAGAAAACGCCATAGCCAAGCGTCTGGAGAAGCGGCCGACGGTGGAGCCGCGTCCGCCCGAAGAGGACTTGGCAGTCGAGAGCACCGTCGCTCCGTCTGTGCCCGTGGAAGTGACGGACGTGCCCAAAATAGAAAAGCGTCCTCGCGATGACGATGACATCGTGGAGGTGGTCGAAAAAATCGAGGGGCCTCCTAGCTACGAGTCTCTGTTCGGAAACCAGAGCGTGCCCATGACGCGCCCCGCCCCTCCCATGGCCAGACCCGTTCTCAAACCGCCCACCGTGCCGCCTCTGTCTCTGGTCGACACCCCGACCACTTTGGATCTGCCGCCGCCCACTCGCGCGCCCGCCATTCGCCGCTCGTCGGCCAGAAGTCTGGGGTGGCAAGGAAAACTAAATTCCATTGTCGGCGTCGGTGTTCGACCAATAAAACGACGACGTTGTTATTGAGTTAAGTCTGCTCTTTTCCAAGCGTCGACCAGATCTGACCGTTGAGCGAAGATGGCGACCCCATCGATGTTGCCGCAATGGTCCTTCATGCACATCGCCGGCCAAGATGCGTCTGAGTATCTGTCGCCCGGCTTAGTGCAGTTCGCGCGGGCCACAGAATCTTACTTTAATATCGGAAACAAGTTTAGAAACCCCACCGTGGCGCCCACCCATGACGTCACTACAGAGCGGTCTCAGCGGCTGCAGTTGCGCTTCGTGCCGGTGGACAAAGAAGACACCCAGTACACCTATAAGACCCGTTTTCAGTTGGCCGTGGGCGACAACCGCGTGCTGGACATGGGAAGCACGTACTTTGACATTAGAGGAACCCTGGACAGAGGACCCAGTTTTAAGCCGTACAGCGGCACGGCGTACAACTCCCTGGCCCCCAAGAGCGCCACCAATAACGCCCAGTACACGTCCGGCGGCAAGACCGCCACTTACGCCCAGGCCTCGTTCATTAGCGAAATTGTCGAGGTCGGCGGACAGTACGGCATCAAAGTGGGAGAAGACAATACCGGAGCGGACATTTTGGCCGACCCCAACTATCAGCCAGAGCCCACTGTGGGCGGAGAGGGATGGACGGTCGAACTGGGTACGATCGACTCGGCCGGGGGTCGCGTCCTGTCGGCCACCACGCCCAAAGCTCCGTGCTACGGTTCTTACGCGGCCCCCACAAACAACAACGGCGGGCAGACCACCGGACAAGTTAACGTTAAATTCTTTAAAGAAGGCCAAGGAGCCGGCAACCCTACCGTGGCCCTGTACTCCGAAACGGTGGACATGCAAAGTCCAGACACACATTTGGTTTACGCTACGGAGCCAGGCGCCCTACCAGACGGACTCGGTCAGCAATCTGCCCCAAATCGACCCAACTACATTGGTTTCCGAGACAACTTTATCGGTCTCATGTACTACAACAGTAACGGCAATCTGGGCGTGTTGGCCGGGCAAGCTTCTCAGCTCAATGCGGTCGTCGACCTGCAAGACCGCAATACCGAGTTGTCTTACCAACTGATGCTGGACAGTTTGGTGGACCGGTCGCGCTACTTTAGCATGTGGAACCAAGCCGTCGATAGTTATGACCCAGACGTGCGTGTTCTGGAGAACAACGGAGTGGAAGACGAACTGCCAAATTATTGCTTTCCGCTAAGCGGCGTCGGTCTGACCGAATTGTACACCGGGGTGGCCAGAAACGGGGGCAATTGGGCCGCCGACAATGACGCCGCAGCCAGCCAAATCGCCGTCGGCAATGTGCACGCCATGGAAATTAACATCGCCGCCAACCTGTGGCGCGGTTTCCTGTATTCTAACGTGGCGCTCTACCTTCCCGACGAGTACAAATATACTCCGATTAACGTGACCTTGCCGGAAAACACTAACACTTACGCCTACATGAACGGCCGTGTTCCGGCCAATAATCTGGTAGATTCCTTTGTCAATGTGGGCGCCAGGTGGTCTCCGGACGTCATGGATAACGTGAATCCCTTTAACCATCACCGAAACGCCGGACTGCGTTACCGGTCTCAGCTGTTAGGCAACGGGCGTTACTGTCGCTTCCACATCCAAGTGCCCCAGAAATTCTTCGCCATCAAAAACCTGCTACTCTTGCCCGGCACGTACACGTACGAGTGGTCTTTCAGAAAAGACGTCAACATGATTCTGCAGAGCACGCTCGGCAACGACTTGCGCGTTGACGGCGCCTCCATTAACATCGAAAGCGTAAACCTGTACGCCAGCTTTTTCCCCATGTCCCACAATACGGCCTCCACTTTGGAGGCCATGCTCCGTAACGACACCAACGACCAGTGTTTCACCGACTACTTGTCGGCGGCCAACATGCTCTACCCCATCGCCGCCAACGCCACCAACGTGCCCATTTCCATTCCCTCGCGTAACTGGGCGGCGTTTAGAGGCTGGAGTTTTACTCGCCTCAAGCAAAAGGAAACCCCGGCCCTGGGATCGCCATACGATCCCTATTTCACCTACTCGGGGTCTATTCCCTATCTCGACGGCACTTTTTACCTCAATCACACTTTCCGCCGCGTCGCCATTCAGTTCGATTCGTCGGTCAGCTGGCCCGGTAACGACCGCCTGCTGACTCCCAACGAATTTGAGATTAAGCGCGCAGTGGACGGGGAAGGCTACTCTACGGCCCAGAGCACCATCACTAAAGATTGGTTTTTGACGCAAATGCTGGCCAACTATAATATCGGCTACCAAGGGTACTATCTGCCCGACGGCTACAAAGACCGGCTGTATTCGTTCTTGCGAAACTTCCAGCCGATGTGCCGCCAGGTGGTAGACGAGGCTAATTACGCCAACTATAAGGCGGTCTCCATTACTCATCAACACAATAACTCTGGGTTTACCGGCTTTGCTTCCGCCGCCGTGCCCCGAGAAGGCCATCCCTACCCGGCCAATTGGCCCTATCCCCTCATCGGCGATACGGCCGTGCCCTCCGTCACCCAGCGTAAATTTTTGTGCGACCGCACGCTGTGGCGCATTCCCTTTTCCTCTAACTTTATGTCTATGGGCACTCTGAGCGACTTGGGTCAGAACCTGCTGTACGCCAACTCGGCTCATGCTTTAGATATGATTTTTGAAGTGGACCCCATGCCAGAACCCACCCTCCTCTATGTTTTGTTTGAAGTCTTCGACGTCGCTCGAGTGCATCAGCCGCATAGAGGTGTCATTGAGGTGGTGTACTTGAGGACCCCCTTCTCCGCCGGCAACGCCACCACATAAAAATGGGCAGCAGCGAGGAAGAGCTGCGGGCTTTGGTACGCGACTTAAATATAGAGCCCTATTTTTTGGGCACCTTTGATAAAAGGTTTCCGGGGTTCATTCGCGCCGAACAAATGTGTTGTGCCATCGTGAACACGGCCGGTCGTGAAACCGGCGGAGTGCACTGGCTGGCCATGGCGTGGCAGCCTCGGAGTCGGACGTTTTATCTCTTTGACCCCTTTGGGTTTTCCGACTCTAAGCTAGAGCAACTGTACGGGTTTGAGTACGAAGGGCTGCTCAAACGAAGCGCCATTAGTTCAAGCCCCGACAGGTGCGTGACGCTAGTCAAAAGCGACCAGGCCATTCAAGGCCCACACAGCGCCGCGTGCGGTCTATTCTGCATCATGTTCCTGGCGGCCTTTGTGCGTTGGCCGTCGACCCCCATGGACCACAACCCCATTATGGACCTCGTCAAAGGCGTGTCTAATAAATTTTTATTCAGCCCCTCTAGCGCCGTGGTCTTTAAAAAAAACCAAGAGGCTCTGTATCGTTTCCTCGCCCAACGCTCCCGCTACTTTCGCTCCCACCGCGAGGAAATTATGCACAACACGGCTTTTGATAAATTGTTAACTGTTTAATCAATAAACGTTGAAACGAATTATCGGCTTTGGGTGATTATTGAGCGGCAAAGTAAAGGGGGGAATTATCGCGGAGCGGGTTGTAGGGTAAAACGCGCCTTTTAAAGGCCAGTTCTTGGCGCCAGGCGGCTTCGGGCAGCGGAAAACGAAAGCCGCTGTCGGAAAAGTGTTGCCAGATGCTTTGGGCCAGCTGGTAAGCCGACAACAGGTCGACTCCGGAAATTTGCAGGTGGCAGCGACGGTGAGGGCCAATGGCGCCCACGGGCGGGGTGGGGTTGCAACAGCCGAAGGTTAAGATGTACGGGTGGTCGACCGTCGCCTGCGCCACCGGATCTAAGAGCGGCTCCAAAACTTCCTCGGCCTCCTCGAGGTGTTCTACCGTGACCATGCAAGTCTGCCGGCCGGTCATGGGACGGCTATCGGCGGCCCAGTTGCAGTAGCATTTGAGCGGCAAGATGCAGCGACACTCGAGCGCGGTCGAGCGGTAGGCGGCCAGTTGATACGCGTGCAATTGCCGAAAGGCCTCTTGCACCTGCCTTCCGTCGTTAAAACGCCAGCCGCACGAGTAGCCGCTGTGGGCCCCGTCAATGCCAGATAGGTCGTGCTGGCAAATCACGGCGTTAAACCAACGCAGCACTACCAAGTTTTTCTCAAACTGTCTGGCTCGCCACCGTTCTCGACGGGCGCCTGGGCCGTGGTACTGGGGCCCCTCGGCCAGCTCTTCGCTAAGTTCTTCCTTGCGAGAAACCGTTATCATCGGTTCTCCGTGCAAACACTTGATGTCGCCTACCAAGTCCTGGCGCCACACCACGCAGCCGGCCGGGTTCCAATTATAGGGAAAACTGATACGCGCCTCTTTGGCGTAAAAATAAAACACAAAACGCGCCGTCATGTGCACGAACGATTCGGGGGTGGTAAACGTTAGCGGGTGTCTTTCAAAGAAAGGGCCCAGCCAGACCTTTACCACCGCCGAGAGTTGTCGCAAAGATTCCTCGGTGGGCTCCAATTGGCCGTGGGCAAAGCTCATGCCGGCCGCTTCGAACAAGGAGCCGACCGCCTTGACGGCGCGTTCTAGCGGAGTTATTTGCGGAGTCGGGGGTATTTCATTAAGCTCGGTAGCCAGGGAGTCGTCGGAATCATAGCCACAATCAGAAGACATGTTGCTGTAAAACAAAAAGAAACTTTATTTAAAAAAGGCTGTCGTCGGTGTCGTCGACACCGGTGGGCAAAATGGTATTCTGATACTGATAGGCCGCAGACCACTTAAACTCTGGAATCCTAACCACGGGGGGCTCTTTAAAGACATGCTGCCACATCTGTTTGGCCAACTGCAGCGCCGTCATGACGTCGGGCGCGGATATTTTCCAGTCGCAGTTCTTTTGCGGGTTGGCCCGACTGTTGCGGTATACCGGATTGCAGCATTGAAACACCAGCACGGCCGGGTTGTGGACCGTGGCTAGAATCTTGGGGTCTTGCACCAGCTCGCGGTCGATGCTTTCGGTGGCGCTGATGGTAAACGGCGTCACCTTGCACACCTGACGACCTAACAGAGGCGTGGTAGAGGCCCAGTTGCAATCGCACTTGATGGGAATGACGATCTGCTCGCCGTCCATCTTGGGATAACAGGCTCGCTGCAAGGCCATAATCTGCTTAAAAGCGGTCTTGGCCTTTTCTCCCTCGCTATAAAACATGCCGCAAGATTTCGTGGAAAAGTTGTTGGCCGGCAAAGGGGCGTCAAACTGACAACACATGGCGTCTTCGTTGCGCACTTGAACCACGTTCCTCCCCCAACGGTTGGTGGTGATTTTAGTTTTTTCCGGAGTCTCCTTGAGCGCTCTCTGCCCGTTCTCGCTGGACACATCCATTTCTACGATCTGCTCCTTGTTGAGCATCGTCAGGCCGTGCAAACAGGACAGCGTGGCTCCGCTCTGATGTTTCCACACCACCGCGCCGCTCACGTTGGTGTTTTTCGGCCAAGCTTTTCCGCCATGGTCGCTCTCTCCCACCTTGGTCATGATAAAGTGGAACAAAAATCGCCCCATCAAGCTCAATAAAGTCTTCTGGGTGGAATACGTGAGAGGCGTGTAAATTTTCCTCTCGGTCATCCACGCCTGGGCCGCCTTTTGGAAACATTCCAGAGTGCCCTGGTCGGCGAGCATGGTCAGGTCTTTCAGGTCCACTTTCAGAGGAGTCAGCATATTGACCGCCATATCCATGACCATCTGCCACTTGGTCTCGTCAGAAGAGACCAACTTGTTAGGCACGACCGCCTTGCGCCGCTTTTTGATGGCCGCCGGTTCTCCAGAGGTAGACGGGCGCTTTTCTGGGCTGCTTTTAGTAGAATCTTGAGAGCTCTCGTCCGCAGGCTCGCCTTTCATCAGCTGGTCTAACGAAGGCAGCTTTCGCCGCCAGTTGGGCCCCAGAGATTTGTGAGTAGTTTTTCCACCGCCGCTGCGAATAATTTCCACCGGCGGGTTGCTAAAACCCACACGCATGACCGACGGGCCCTGCGTTTCTTTGGGCGCGGGCTCGTTTTCGCAGATGATCATATCCGAACTACTGTCGGAGCTGTAGTCGTGACGATCGCTCATTTTCTCCTAGATGGCGGAAGAACAGCAGACTGAGAGTCGGCTCCCCACAGACGACAGTTTAGACGAAACAGATGTGGCGTCGAGAGAATATCTTTTGGGGGACGTACTCTTAAAGCACTTGCATAGGCAAAGCCTCATAGTGCAACAGTCAGTGGAAGACCTGCCTACTCTACCGCCTACTCTCGCCGACCTCTGTAGAGCGTACGAGCGGACTCTATTTTCGCCCAAAGAACCCCCCAAACGTCAAGAAAATGGAACTTGCGAACCCAACGCCAAGCTTAACTTTTACCCCACCTTTATGCTGCCGGAAACGTTGGCCACCTATCACATTTTTTTCCAAAATCAAAAAATACCGCTGTCATGCAAAGCTAACCGCACCAATGCCGACCGCACGCTCCGCTTACGCGAGGGAGATGTCATACCTGATTTTCCGACGGTGGAATCGGTGAAAAAGATTTTCGAAGGGCTGGGAGACTCAGAAACGAGGGCTCCGCACGCTCTAGAAGACAAAGACACCGCTTTACCAGAATTGCAAGGAGATAATCCCCGGGTAGCTGTTTTTAAGCGCCTGACGTCCCTCACCCACTTCGCCTATCCGGCAATTCACCTGCCGCCTAAAGTTATGAGCGCCGTCATGGACACGCTAATTCTAAAAAAAACCCAACCGGTTACCGAGGAGGGCGCCGAAAGCGGAGAAGAGCCGGCCGTTAGCGACGCGGAGCTGCGTCTGTGGCTGGGACCAAACTCTTCAGACGAGGAATTAATGGACAGAAGAAAAACCATGTTGGCGGTCGTCTTGGTTAGCGCCCAACTCGAGTGCATGGCTCGGTTTTTCACAAAGGTGGACGTGGTAAAAAAAATAGGCGAAACTCTCCACTACATGTTCCGACACGGCTATGTCAAACAAGCGTGTGAAATCTCTGGAGTAGAGCTCAGCAATATGGTGTCATATATGGGCATTTTGCACGAAAACCGCCTGGGACAGGCGGTGTTGCACCAGACGCTGCAAGGAGAGCTGCGACGAGACTACATCAGAGACACGATTTACCTGTTTCTAATCTACACCTGGCAAACTGGCATGGGGATCTGGCAACAGTGTCTAGAATCGGACAATGTCAAAGAGCTTGAAAAAATTTTAAAGAAAAAAAGACGCGCTCTCTGGAGCGGATTTGATGAAAAAACCATCGCCGGAGATTTGGCCGACATTATTTTCCCCGGCAAGCTATTAGACGCCCTGCAGGCCGGTCTTCCAGATTTTACCAGCCAAAGCATGATGCAAAACTTTCGCTCTTTCGTGCTGGAACGCTCGGGAATCTTGCCCGCCGTCTGCAGCGCCCTTCCTTCCGACTTCGTGCCGGTGGTTTTTAAAGAATGCCCGCCTCCCATGTGGTGTTACACTTACTTGCTGCGTCTAGCTAACTACTTCATGTATCACAACGACCTGGCTAGCGAAACCGGCAGCGGCGAGGGATTAATGGCCTGCCACTGCGCCTGCAACCTCTGCACCCCCCACAGATCTCTCATCACCAACACCGCTCTGCTTAACGAAACCCAAACCATCGGTACCTTTGAAATTCAAGGGCCGCCGGACAAGAACGGAGTCAGTACTTCTCTAAAGCTGACTCCGGGGATGTGGACCTCTGCCTATTTGCGCAAGTTTGTAGCGAAAGACTATCACGCCCACAAAATCGCCTTTTTTGAAAACCAATCAAATCCCACCTCGGCCGAATTAACCGCCTGCGTCATTACCCAAACAAACATTGTGGCCCAATTACAAGCCATCAAAAAAGCGCGAGAGGAGTTCTTGCTTAAAAAGGGGCACGGGGTCTATTTAGACCCGCACACCGGCGAGGAGCTGAACACTTCCAGCCCGTCTTCTCTCCACAATGCCTCCCAAGAATCAGGCTCCGCCAAAGCCCAAAAGGGCGTCTCGCGTCGTGCCGGCCGAGGAAAACCTAGACGAGGACTCAGACATCAGCACGATGTCGGAGTCGGAGGACCTCTCGGAAGAGGAGGAGCTGCCGCCGCCGCCGCTCCCTCCGAAAAAGAAAGCGGTTTCGAAGAGTAGATGGGACCAGCTAGCCAAGACTCCTCATTCTTCCCCAATCGGTAAGCAGCCGCGTTCGTATAAATCGTGGAGAAAATACAAGGCTGGCATTTTGACGGCCTTGACCGAAAGCGAGGGAGACTACTCGTTTGTTCGACGTTACGTCCTTTTTCATCACGGAGTGGCGATTCCAAAAAGTGTTATTTACTACTATAATTCTTGTCGCAGACTCGGCCAAGGCTCCGAGAGTTAACGCCGCTTCTGAAGAATCGCCGCGAACCAAAGAATTGAGAGATAGAATCTTTCCTACCCTCTATGCCATTTTTCAACAAAGCAGGGGGCGGACGAGCACTTTAAAAATTAAAAACCGCACGCTTAGATCACTCACCCGCAGCTGTCTCTACCACAAGCGCGAAGATCAGCTGCAGCGAACACTTGAAGACGCAGAAGCGCTGTTCTCCAAGTACTGTGGCTCTAAGCCCGTGTAGTATTTATTGTCATGAGCAAGGACATCCCCACCCCTTACGTGTGGACTTTCCAACCACAAATGGGTGTGGCTGCGGGCGCCTCCCAGGATTATGGCACGAAAATGAACTGGCTCAGCGCCGGTCCGTCGATGATTCACCGTGTGAACAACATTCGCGAGGCACGCAACCGCATTCTATTGCGTCAGGCCGCGCTCACCGAAACTCCCAGAGCGGTCATGAACCCGCCAAATTGGCCCTCCACCCTGTTGTACCACGACGTGGCACCGCCGACCTCTGTACCTTTACCCCGAAACGAACGACTGGAAATTGCCATGACTAATCACGGGGCGCAACTAGCCGGGGGCGGGCACACTTCGCTGCCAGAAGGTTTAAAACGCGAGCTGCTCTTTGGTTCGGGCATTCAACTGAACGAACAGCTCCCTGTTCGCCCTTACGGAGCAGCTGTGCGTGCCGACGGAACTTTCCAGCTCGCTGGAGGCAGCCGCTCTTCGTTTAACCCTAGAGAAGAGCTCTTCCTAAAACTACAATCGGCTCCGTCTCAACCCAGGTCAGGAGGGATTGGGTCTTGGCAGTTTGTGGAGGAGTTTGTGCCCGCGGTATACTATAATCCGTTTTCTGGCCCTCCAGGTACCTATCCGGACCAATTTATTTCTAACTATGATGTGGTTAGTGATTCTGTTGACGGCTACGATTGACGCCGTTGCATCCCAGGCGTCAAACTCACTTCAAACCCAAGAAGTGTATGCCGAAGTCAACAAAAAAATCGAACTAGAATTCTCCTATTCGGGATCGATACTTTCCATTTCGTGGCAAGTAGAGAGACAGGGTAGCGCCTCTCCCGAAAATATAGCCACGTTTTCCTTCAGCGAGAATCTCGTCAAGTCCACTCCCCCCTATCGCATGTTCGTCTCCAGCTACGACGACTCTACCGTCACCTCTCTAGCTATCAACGCAACGGTGGAAATGCATAAAAACTGTTACATTGCTATTGTAAATACTTTTGGACTAGGATCTCATAGAAAGAAATTTTGCTTAAAGGTTATCCAGAAGCCGGAGGCTGATTTTGAGGACTTAGGAAAAGAAATACAACTGTCTTTGTATGACCCTAACTCTATGGACGTGACCAAGCAAATTATGATAATTCCTCCCAAATCGGTCACCTCTACGGAGATGGGTTATGACACGTATTATATCGACCCTCAAGTGGCTATAAAAGAGGGATTATGTTCTATCATAGTGGTAGTTATGTACAGAGACCTCGATTACTTTTTCTACTATTCTGTTGTCAAGCGTGACGATGAAACTGTTAACAAAACTGTTAATGCAACTGTAACCAGTGAGGAGCATCCACTACTGCCGGCCACTTATCGTTGCGAACCCACGCCAACGTGCCACCAACACATTGGCTTAATTGTGGCCGCGGTATTCTTATTGCTCTTAATTGTGATTGTTGCTTCTGTGTTTTCTTTTTATAGACTCAAACACAAATATGCTGCTATTTCTGATTTTTCTACTGCCTAGCGTCATCCTTTTATCTACCGTCTATCCGTCTGTTGGAGAGTTTTATCTGAACCTCATCGCCTTACTGGGCTTTTTGACGGCCTTCTTTTTACTTGTAGTACCGACTGTTTTCGCTATCTGCATTTTTAGCTGTCGCCACCTTCTCGATGGCAGATGAGACAGACATTGACGGAGGCTTTTCCCACAAAACGCTTATGGAACAAACGCTTCTTTTGGACCGCGCCGGCGAGCTGCTCAAACAGCGCAAAAACGACGAATTAAAATACTTGGCGGCAGACTTCGAGTGTGCCCACGGAGCCGCTTGTTTGGTTAAAAAATGTTCTCTGCGATGGGACGTCGGCGCGTCCGAACACAGCGTTTCCTTTTCCCTACCGCGATCTAGACTCTCTATGGCGCATTCTGTCGAGGGCCAAAAGCCCGTTAAGCTTTCTGTCTGTGTCTACGGGGCGGAAGGACAAATTCAGTGTGGGTGTAATGATAAAATGTGTTTGCAACGTCTACTTTTAATTTTGTGTCGTCAAACAGAAATGTTGTGACTTACCTCAATAAATTCTCGAACTCCACCATGCTGACGTGTCCGAAAATCTTTACTTCCTCCCCGCTCTCCCAACTAGTCATTTTCAAGCGGTGTCGGTACACTGCTTTTCTCAGGACTTTAAAGTCAATTTCTTTTTTTAACAGCTCGTCGTTGTAATACACACTACTCATGAAGCGCCGAGCCTCGCCCATCAATCCGGTGTACCCCTACGGTGCAAAAAAGTTTATCATTCCACCGCCTTTTATCAGCGAAAATGGGTTTAAAGAAGAACCATGGGGGGTGTTAAATCTTGACATCAAACCTCCCTTGACGTTTGAGGATACCCAGCTGACAGTTAAAGTCGGAAGCGGACTAACTGTGGGCTCAGACGGATCGCTCCAAGGGGGTAGTGCGGCAAACATTGCCGTCACTCCGCCCTTGCAAAATGACGCCGGCAACATAAAACTCAAGACTGGGGTGGGTCTAGACACTTCAAACGGATCGTTAAACGTGTCACTACAGGGCCAAAACGGCATACAAGTGGCCGACGATGTGGTTTCGGCCAAACTTGGGGCGGGACTAACGGTAGACGGCAACGACAACATTGCCCTCGACCTCACCGCCGACTCCCCCCTATCTCTGTCCAATAATACTCTATCGCTCAACACTGGCAAAGGGCTAGCAACCACACCTAATGGACAATTAGTCTCTTCACTGACTACATCGCTGCCCCTCACTCTCAACAACGACCAACTGGAGTTGGGTATCGGGGACGGGCTGCATATGTATAACGATCAGTTGGCGGCTCACGTTCAAAACCCGCTAAAAATAGAAAACGGAAAAATTGACTTAAAAATAGGAAGCGGGTTACATTTAAACGCCAACGACGAATTAGAAGCCGATGGCATGAGTCTAACGCCACAAGCTCCCCTCAGTCTCAACAATTCCACTCTCTCCCTCAATGTAGGCGCGGGTTTAAATACTGTTAATGACGCACTGGCGGTGCAAACACAGGGACCCCTCAAAGTAGAAAATGGGCAAATTGGATTAAAGATTGGCACCGGTCTTCGGCTAAATTCTAATGAAGAATTAGAAGCCGACGGCGGGGGAGGAACCACCTTTACGCCTCAGGCCCCTCTAGCCCTAAACAACAACACTCTATCTCTAAGTCTAGGAGATGGTCTGACTACGTCTAATAACGCTCTGACGCTTCAAGTGAGTGATCCGATTATACTAACTAGTCATTCCATGGCCCTCAACTTGGGGGGCGGCCTTGTTGTTAAAGACAGGGCTTTGTGGCAAAACGTGGGCCCTGGTCTTGTTAGGAACAATAATCTCTTAACTCTAAACATTGCCGACCCTTTAGGATGGGACACTACCAATGTTAAGCTAACCGTAAATCTTGGCGGCGGCCTAGAAATCGCCGCTAGAAAACTACAAGTAAATGTGGGTCGGGGTCTCATGTTTTCGGGCACAACTGTGGCGGCCAAATTGGGCACGGGTCTATCCTTTGGCTCCAATAACGAAATAAACGTTACGGCTGCCGGTTTGGCAGATTATACTTTGTGGACTACTTCAGATCCAAGTCCAAATGTAAATGGAAGTTCTAACTTAAGTTGCAAAATGTGGCTGACCCTCACTAACATGGGAGGGGTAGTGGTGGGCACTATGGCTATACGCGGAGTGGGTGGAACTGACGTCACCATTGCCAGCGGTTCTACCGCTAGAGACTTTACTTTATATTTTAACAGTCAAGGAAACCTCACTACAAACTCAGATTTAGTGGGGACTTTTGGATTTAGGCAGGGCCAATCAATTAACCCCAACTCCTCTCTAAATAAGCTCAAACTAATGCCAAATACCAACGCCTACCCTCCCGGCTATAATAACTATGTGCAAAGTTACTATGTCACCACCGCCTATTTATCGGGAAACACTAGCAAACCCCTGTTGGTGAGAGTGGGCTACAACACTTTGCTTCAGTCCGGCTACTCTATTGAATTTAAAATTAATAACCTAAATAATTATATTGGGCAAAACTTTGAACTGTCCACCATCACATTCAGTTACATGAGCCAGGAATGAGTTTTAATCTTTTATTCGTGCGGTCAAGCTCCCACCACCAGAAAATTTAACTTTGTACACTGTTCTTTCAAAAAATAAAGCTGTGTTTACAGTTCTGTAGTCTAAGTTCTGAGTCCTTTGTTCTGGTAAAATGGCAATGGCTGTTTCCTTGTGGGCCAGGCGCGGGTCAGTTATGCTGACAAACCCATCGGCAAAGTCCTCCAGTGTCTCTGTGCAGTCCAGCTATGAGGACAAACGAGGAGCGTTATACCCTTCGTAAGAAAAGTTGACTTCGTGTTTAATAAACCGATTTAACATTTTTTGGCGACCACTTTCTGCCTTATTTAAAGTCCTCTTTGCACATTTTGCCCAATTTCTTCTAATTAGTCTTCTAGTCCTCTTGGCACAACATTTCGCGGCTATTAACTTCATGCTGGCACAACTGCGACAAATTAGAATAACATAATTGTTCATGGACCCCCGAACGTGCACTGCTTGTCCGAGATTTCCACGTTTAAAGACAGTCATGGCATCGGTCTTTTTTTGAAACCGAATGTAAATCAAGTGGGTGTGCCCGTACATAACGCTTCCCACATAATACATTTCATTAATGCACACTCTGTTGACATAGGGGCGATAGAATGAAAAAATTGAATTGTACCCAGTTCCAGCAATAACATTTCTAATTAAGCCGCGCATTAACTTAGCAGAGGCAATACACTTTAAAGAGTTCTCATTGTCACAGTGGCAATGAATGCGCCAGCGTTCCGTGCCCAAAATCACATCCGTTCTTCTCTCTTCTATTCTTGCCGGGCACACGCAAGTGCTGTGATAAATGTTCAAAATGTGCAAATCGACTCTAGTTAAGATAGCATCCCAAGGAATAGGCAGCTCGCGATAAACAATAAATGGCGCAGTGGCCACAGTGCTCCTCACCGAACCAACGACGTGGCCGCTGTTAGTCGGAGTTCTGCTCATATTGCTGCAGCAGAGCGCGAACTTGGTTGTACTTCTGAAACAGAAAAAATGTTTTTTCCCATCTCACTCTTCGATGACGTTCAAACACTTCCCGAAACCTGTCATACAGAGTCAGCAGCGCGTGGCATTGATGCCAAGAACCAAAGGGCAAGTAGCGCAAAGCGATTACTATCTTATTAATAGCCTCAGCCAGCCAGCAGATGCAATCTTGCTCAGAACAGTGTAGCGGTGGGCACGTGATTGGCTCCATCACAGAAGATTGGTTAAAGTTGTAAACTTGATCGAAGACAGATCTGGGCGCACTCGCTGATCGACGCTGGAATAGGATAACACCAAATCATAGAGCATCCAATTAGACAAATGATTAGCCAAGCGATCCAGCATTCCTGGAGCCACCTTGAGAATGACTAAAAATCTAAAAGTCTCTCCACACGGAATCAACTGGCAAAATACTTCTTCCATAGCGGCCCAAGCTTCTTCAGCCACCCATTTTTGCAAAGAATCACGCAACACCGTACAGAGGTTTAGTCCCTTGGCGTCAAACAGTTGAATCAACGAAGCGTCCGGTGTCAGCATTAGCATGGCTTGCATCATGCCAAAGATGGAATCACTCCCAAACTAAAAATAACAACAGGAAATGAAGACTGCACTTCGGACACTAAAAAATCAACACAATCTTTTTCGTCTTCTATGTCTTCACATCCAATAAAAAGCAAAAAACTATTTTCATTTTTGGCCACTACAGAGTAGTAGTAAGTTGGCAAAGAACATTTGGGAGAACAAACAGTATCCATGTACATCTCAAGCGCCTCTGTAAGACGCTGAATCATTATCCCGGCCTCAAAGCCTGGATTCCAAATTTTTAGCTCCAAGCACAAGCCGTTAAAAACAAAAAATGGCTTTCCCATTTTTACTCACGAGTAATAGCCCCAATCGTGGCCTCCAATTGAAAAAAGTCTGAAAATTAAATTTGGAAAACAATCTGTTAAAAATCTTGAAGCAGCTTGTGCCAGTAAATCATCAGTAAGGGAAGATCCAACAAAAATCAAACTGTTTCTAACATCCAAAATTTGAACAGACAAGTAGCTTTTGTTGGTATTCCACATTAAAAAGTCTTTCAAAAACCATTGGAGAGATTTAGACACGTCATACTCCGGATCGTCCTCCCAAAGTTCCAGCTTTAATACCACACACCCGGTAATTAAAGCCATATTGGAGAAGGTGAAACCTTCACATCAAAAATTAAGCTTGGAAACTCATTTTTTATAGCGTCATGCAAAAAATCACAAAAAGTAAAAAAATTAATAGGGTGGCAAACGCACGCCAAGTAAGAACCTGGCAGCACTTTTTTGATGGACACGTAAACTTCTTCGGCATGCAAAAGCAATAGCCACTGTTGAATCTTGTTAAAAACAAGATCTATGACCGCGTCTTCTAATTCAAGTTGCCAAATGCAAATTGAAAAAACCGCCGGCTGAGTACAAATCGAAGCTGGCAAAATGCCCATTAGTTCAGCCCAGTAGATCCAAAGCCTTGAGCCCCTCTCTCTGTCGGGTCATCCGCCAGCCCCAGCGCCGCCAACGAAGTCAGCTCAGTCAAACAAGGATAGTGAATTTTCTCACAAATTAACTGAGCAATGCGGTCTCCCGCTTTGACAAAGTAAGGCAAGACTCCGTTGTTCACTAGCACTACTCCAACGTTGCCTCGGTAGTCTCTATCTATGACTCCAGCGGCTATATCAAGACTGTGATGCAAAGCTAGGCCAGATCGTGGAGCAATTCTTCCATAGCAGCCCTCAGGAATAACAAGCTGTAAGTCTGTGAATATAAGCATGCGAGAATGTGGAGGTATAAGCACTTCGCGTGGTGCTCTTAAATCAAACCCGGCAGCAAGCGCAGACCCCCTTTCAGGAGCATAGGCATGCGGAGACAGGCGAACAAAGTAGAGAGTAGACATACCTCCAGAGCAGTGTGTGCTGTCTCTGTCAGATCTCAAGTGAAATAAAAATTTTCCTCACAGCCTATATACTGGCAACTCAAGTCAAAGGTCGATACACACCCTGTTCCACCCAGTATCATAAAATGACTTCACCGTTACACCCAGTTTCGATTTCCTCCACACCCTACGTTATCTCGCACGCACATAGTTAACCTTTAATCGCCCTCAAGAGTTCCACGCCCTGTTACTGAGTATAAATATTCCTCTCGTCACACTTCACTTCACTTCTCCTTTTGGCTTCGCCTCGCTCTTGAACACGCTTCAAGTGGTCAAGCAAACTTGGCAGGTAAGATGCTGTCTAAACTTCTCTTTTAAACAATTTATTACGTACTTAAGTGTGTTTATGGCCAAAAACCCAAAGTTTTCACTGCGGTTTTTCCTAGAATGCTGCTGATTTTCATCCTCCTCGCGCTTGTGGGGCCTGTGGTTGGAAATGATGGTCTTGAGCAACCTGTGACTCACCTCTTTGCAATCCCTGGAGACAACTTAACTTTTGGTGTCAGCGAACCTGAACAAGCTTCTATGTACTTTTGGTCTCTTAAGCGAAGCTGGAACGAGAAATATGACAGAATTGCTTCAAACAGAAACTGCACAGTGAACACCGTAGTCAAAGTCCTGTATGGAAGATTTTATTCTTGTTACGGGCTTACCACCTTGACAAACGTAGTTCCCACCGACGCCGGCACATATCGCCTACGTATCCGGTACAACAAAAGATCGGACGAAACGCATTATTTTAAATTGACTGTTTTTGAGCCACAGCCTGTACTGGTGCCGCTGCATTTTGCCAGTAACCAATTATCTTTATCCTGTGTAGACCTAAAAAATAACCATAGCTTTGTAAGAATAGAAGAAAAAAGGGAATATAGTGGATCTTTTGAAAAAATTTCCCCATCTACTGGTGTGCTCTACACCAGCTATGGACATGCAGAAAATTGGAAGTTTAGATGTTGCTCAAATAAGTTTAAACTAGACTATTGCAGCGAATGGACAACAGTAACACTTTCAACTATTGTAAGCACAGGACTAGCTTATGGTAGAGACTGGTGTAAATATAAGGGAGTTAGTGCCAGCTCACCCAAAGCCAACAGTAAATACTTAAGTCAGGATTTAAAAGGAAAAAGCGAATGTTATAGGGGATACTTTACCACTGGAGAAAAACACCTACATGGCTGCCAAGGAAAACAGGCAGTCATTTTTAGCCAAGAAGCAGGCACTTGGATAAAACATAGATATATTGAAGGCATTAAATTAATCGCTTCTAGAACACACAGAATAAAAATTAACGAACTGACAGCAAACTGGACAGGCAAATATGAAGTAGTTGTAGTTAACAACAGCACACCAAAGAAAATAGGAAGAAGAGAGCCGTTCACGCTCACAGTTTGGCCAAAAATGACCATAGCGCTCAACCTTGTAAAACTGACCCTCACTGAAATAACTTTGCAGTGCGCTCACAACCTAGGACCCAAAGTTAAAACATACTGGGAAGTACAGGGAACGTATGAAAGACACTTAGAAAATGGAACTCTACTTACCCTAGAACCTGACTGTTGGGATACGCGTTCCTGGTGGCTGTTCAACTTCGCAGTGCGCTGCTACGCAGTGGGAGATGGGTGGCGGGGAGAGTCTGCCTGGTTTACAGGAAATGGACAAAGAATGGGGGAGTGGTCAGCCTTTGGAGCCTGGTAATTACACAATAAAAACCACAAAAGAACATTCTGGTCTGTCGTTTCTATAAACATTCGCGTCGCTAACAACCACGGGGCAAAGTCCACAGCAGTCAGCTGTCATGACTCAACGTTCTCGGGAACGACCCCGAAACTGGGAACCCGGCCAGCGAAACGCCCGTCCAAAGGTCACAAAAGACACGCCCACGACGACGTGGCACTTGCAACTTACGTCTGACGTCATTACGTCAAAAGTGTCAGGTATATTATTGATGATG